ATCATGAACCAACTAAACGTTGGGCCATGAAAGAGATTTCCCCTCATTTACTTGTTTATCCAAAGAGCACGGGCTTAAGTCCGGTTCTTCAGAAATCAGGTCAGCTGATGGGATCTCTGTTATCTTTTCCTCTGCTGTGTCTGTTAAATGACTGTACTGCGGAGTTCTCTGGGGTCCATCCCTCCAAATATTTAATAAATGGAGACGATATCCTCATGAGAACCTCACCTGATTCTTACCCTAAGTGGAAAGAGACGGTCCAAGAATTTGGACTCGATCTCTCCGCAGGGAAGAACTACATCCATCCCATTTTTGGGACGGTTAATTCCCAACTTATTGTAGAAGGGACTGTAGTTGGATCAGGAAAGCAGATGGTCTTAGACAGACGTAGTCGCGTTCTTGGCGAATGTTTAAGAGATCTGGAATTGGCAATGCCGGGAGAGGATCCTCAGGACGTTCAAGAGTTGTTTAAATCGGTTAACCGACAAAAACTCTCGAGAACGGTCCGGAGTATCTCCGTCCCCGTCAGTCACGGTGGTCTTTCATTTTCTTGGGGCTTGCCCCTAACTACAAAAAAGAGTGAGCGAACAGCTAAGCTGTGTTACTTACACGATTTGTTTAAGAAAATGGAACCCATGAAGGACTGCATTTCAATTCCATATCTCTCAATCGGAGAGAAAAATGTTTCAAGTATGAAGGAAGAAGAAAGGATCTTCAACGAACCAGTGAGTTCGAGTGAATATCACGAGGATTTTTTAAAAACCGTGGATATTCAACGGGTCACTAAACGTTGCATGACTCATTCAGGCCTTCGAGAACTACTTCTCGATCAGCCTTTGGAGTCCATGCCGTCCTTGAGCTTTCTTCATACATACCAAATTCCTTGCTCGGACCATAAAGTCAGAAAAGAATTGCAAGTTGCAATCGATTCTCTCTTTTTGGAACGTTACCTCCAGGGAGGCCAGGAGTTTGGTTATGAAACATTTCGTAGGGAATTCCTGCTGACAACTATGAATCTGTCATCGAATACCGAGAAAACTGTGAAACACTTAGTGTCTCTTATGGATCTCGATGTTCGTCCTGATTTCCTTAGGTATGTCAATCTCAATTTTGACCCCATTGCTTTTGACTCAGGTACTTTTAAAAAGAACCTGGGTTCAGCTCTGAAGCCGAAAGAGTTTGACTTACCTGTGGAAGTTGAGGATTTTGATGACTTTTCTAAAGAGGTCGAGGAAACCTTTAAGAGTCAGTGTATGGAATTAGGGCTCCACCCAATGGGTGGTTCCTTATCTCCTGTCACTGTCTTAGAGGTTTCTCCTCTTCTCCTCTAGAAAGATTCGGGTGACCCCTTACTAGGGATCACCAGTGTCAGTAGGAAGTGCAGAATGGTATTGGTAGATCTAATTCAACCGATACAGTAATGTTAGATTTGCAGATTGAAGTTCTCGAGCTCAGCTCGATTACTTCTTTACACTAACATTACAGTAATTAGAATTTCTTTTCAGAAATTCTAATTACAAGG